GAACCCGACGCTCCTGGCTCGCTGTCGCCGGCGGCCTGCTCTACTCCGCACCGCTCGTGGCCGCGTGGTTTTCGCGCTATGTCGGCCGGATTAAGGCGTGGGGCTTCGTCGCCGCGCTTGAGACCGCTCGTTCTTGCTCGCGTACTTAAGCAGCGAGTAGAGGCGACCGTTACTCCAAGGCGCTGGCGTCGCAGCGTTCGCTCGCGCCGCGATCTCGGTGAGTTGCTCGTCGGTCATTTCGCGCATGATGGTTCCTCAACTAGTTGAAGCTGCCGCAATTCTTGCGCCGTCGCCGGCATGCGTTCGATCGCGATCTCCACGCGCGGGCAGCCTTCCGGCGCGTAGAGTTTTTGGACCACGAGAACGATGATGTCCGAGTCGTCGTCGATCGCGCTGCCTTTGAGCGAATCGAGAACCGCTCGAGCGAGTTTGTCGACATCGGGTTTTTTGGTCGGATAAAGCGTGTGCCGCGGAATCGAGATCGGGCGCGGCAGATAGAACGTGAGCCCGACGCGCAGCGGGCCCGCGATCGGCGCGTGCGCGGCGTTGAACGCCCACGATCTCGCCGCGCGCTCGACATCGGCTCGCCAACGCTTGAAGTTGACGCGGCCTTGCGAAAGCGTGCCGTCCTTACGTCGAATCGCTCGGCCCTCGACGATCACCGCCCTCGGATTCACGACCGCGTACTGACCCCGCCACGTGATCCGTTTCCCGACTACGTACGCGGTCTTGTTGCCCTGCGGGGACGGAACGCCGAACACGGTGATCTCGCAGTCCGCCATCTAGTTCCAGCGGATCGGGTGTGAGATCGGCGTGTAGTAGCCGCGCGGAAACTCGAAGACGATCTTTCCTTCGGCGACGATGGCGCTCGCGAACACGATGATGACGGGACGCGTCACGCTCAGAACAGCTTCATCTGCGGGTCGATCATCTCGCCCGCCGCGTAGCGCGCTCCGTGCGCCACGCACAGCGCCTTCTGCGGATCCTCGCGCATGCGATCGGGCTCGGCATCATCGTCAACCTCTTCGTCCGACTCGTCGGCGTCGAGCTCGGCCTGCGTGCGACGCAGGGGCCCAGCTTGGCGGATGCGCGCCTTCTTTGCCGTCGACTGTCGCGATACGCTCGGCCTTCGAGCACGTTTCGTGATGGACTTTCGTCGACGAGCCGCACTCGCCGCAAAGGACCGTCGCCTTCGGGCACGCCGGCACGTGCTTGCCGTCGAGCAGCCCGCAGTCCGCGCACGCCGACGTCCCGATGCTGCCGCGCTTCTTCGCGGGCGTCGTCGGTGGCGTTGGCTCTTTGGCCGCTGCGGCCGCGCCGCGCGCCGCGCGGATGCGTGAGGGTTTCGGGGGCGGCGCTTTGCGCGCGGCCGGCTTCGGTCGTGCCATGCTCAGTTACTCCGTGACGGGATCTGCGCCGAAGCGCGAATGCAGATAGGCGATGACGCGCGTGCAGCCGTCGATCTCGACGTCATCAAAAGCCTCAGCGAACAGCGCCGTCGCGTTGATGAGCAGCGCCGTCTCCGGTTCGTACTCTGGGACGTCCGGGGGGAGGGTGGTCTTAGCCCGCTTTTTTCGCGGTTTGCTTGGATGCGATTGACGCGCGTGGTGTGCGACGTCGAGTGGGGTGACGAAGCCGGTGGCTCCGCAGCGTTTGCAATCCATAGGTCTCCTAGTCGTAGAGATTGGTCGAGCACGAGACGTCGTGCGCGTGAAGCGCGCAGCGATGGCATGCCGAGCAAAGTTCGAGTCCCGATTGGCGGCAGAAAACGCATCGCGGTACGTCGTCGCTTGATCGTGCAGCTTGGGCGCGCGCGACGACTTCGGCGAGTTGGCGCGCGAGGAGAGAGCTGTCGCGGATCATCACTCACGCACCTCAAGCGATAGCGTTGGTCCGCTCGCGCGTAAGGCGAGCTTCTCCAGGCTCTTTGCCGCCGCGCGCTCGTGCGCGATCCCGGCCTGGAAGGCTTCGGCGACGTACGTCTCGGCTCGCGGATGCTTTTCGTTTTGCGGCCACGCTGCCACGAATTGCTTCGCAAACTCGCGTGCTTCGCGGGAGATCCTCATTCGGTCACCGCTTCCCACTCGCCGATCGGCGCGACATGCTCGCACGACGCGCACCTGTGCAGACTCGATGCGTTCGCGTTGTTCATCGTCGTCAGAATCCGCGAGTGATTCCGGCAGAGCACCGCAGCGCAACGCGGGCAACGACGCGCGGCCGGAAACGCGCACGGCAACGAATGTTTCGAAATCACCGGCCATCAGCGCGTCACCCGGTGATCGCGACGACGGCACGTCCGCTCGTGCGTTTCGTACGCCGCTTTGAGATCCGCGCTCGGTCCGATGCGCTCAAGGCAGTTGCCGCAGGTCGCAGTGTGCAGCTTCGCTGGCGCGGGCTGGCGCTGGTCGGCTGGAATCGCATGAGGATCGGAGATCATGACGCCACCATTAGGGTCGGCTGAGCGCTGCTCGAGTCGAACCACGGCGGGATCACATGACCATCGGGCGTCGTTTCAAGCCACAGGCTGCGCCACCCGTGGAATTGCATCGGGATCGATCCCGCTTCGCCTTCGCGCGCCTTCAAGATCACGAACTCGGCGCGCGCGCGATCGGCGGCGTCCGGTGCGTCCGCCGTCGGGCGATACGGCGCGATGATGATGTGGGCGTTGCCTTCGGGGTTTCCGCCGTCGCGGATCCCCGCGAGCGTCGGGCGCTCTTTCATCGCCGCACGATTGAAGTGCGCGACGACGTGAGCGACACACCCAAACTCATACGCGAATTCGAGCAGCTTGCGATACACGCGCTCGAGTCGCTCGTTGAGCGTTGACCGATCGCCGCCACGGCTTTCAGCGTCCGCAACGAACGTCGCGTGATCGATGATGAACGCAGCGAGACGCTCGCGCTTCGAGATCCGGCTCAGCTCGCGACGGATATCCGCGAGTCTTGAGAACGGCTTGCCGTACCAGTAAATCGGGCGGTCGACGATTTGATTGCCCGCGTCCGCGATACGATCCCAATCGTTCCCCGCGGTCTGACCGAGGCGCATGCGTCGCGTCGAAACGTTCGAGTAGAGCGCGATGTGCCGCATTTCCATCGTGCGCGGATGCATCTCGAGCGAGAAAAACGCGACGGCGCCGTAGTTCGCAGCGACGTAATCTGCAAGCATCAGCATCGCACCGCTCTTGCCCGTGCCGGGCGCTGCCGGCCAGATCGCCATCTCGCTCGGGTGGAATCGGCCGACGGACTCATCGAGCGACGGCCACGGTGATGACTGACCGACTTCGACCTCGCCCTCAGCACGCGCCGCAATGTCGCGAAACGTTTCGGCGAACAGCTCGCTTGAAGACTGGCCGCGGGCTTTCGGAGCACCGTACTCGAGCACGCGTCGAAGCAGCGAGTCCGCCTGCTCGAGTGCGGCGTCGACGTCGTCCTCGCCGACGAAACCGAGCTCCCAAATCTTTCGGCCGGTCGTGATCAACCGGCGCAATTTCGACTTCTCGGAGACGAGCCGCGCGTAGTACTCTGCCGACGCACTCGTCGGAACCGTGTCCGTGAGTTGACGCAGGTAAGCGAGTCCGCCGATCTTGTCGAGCTGCTCTTCGCCGCGAAGGTGCTCGGCGAGCGCGATCACGTCGATCGGCTCGTGCCGCGAGGCGAGCTTGAGCATCGCGCGATACACCGTCGAGTGATAGCTCGCGTAGAAATCACCGGGTTTCACGACGCCGGCGACCGCGTCAAGCATCTCGCGATCGACCAAGATCGAGCCTAAGACGGCCATCTCCGCGGCCAGAGAATGCGGCGGAATGTCGAGCTGCTGCTGGTCGAGATCCTCGCTCACTTGACCCACCCCCCGTCGCGATGCTCGCGCGGTATGTTTCCGGGCGACGACGACGCGTGGCCGTTGCGATGCGCGGACGGTGCCAACAGCGCGGGCCCCGGCTTGAAACTCTTTGCGCACTTTACCGCGTACATGACGCCGGTCGCCTCGTGCCGCACGGCCTCGCGGAGCCCGTAGAGCATCGCGTCACGGCCGAGCGCGACGATACGCCGCTCGATCTCGCGGCGCTCGTTTGCGATCCGGCTTGCCGCGATTGTGCCGGTCGCGTTTTCGCCCGCCATGAGCGCGATCAGCGAGACGACTTCGGCTTCGATCTCGGCGTCGAACGACGGACCCGAGGTTTCTTCCGGGCGAACTCGCGCGCTCGCGCCCGTTTTTTTGCTTAACGGTGGGGAAGCGTTAGCTTTCCCACGAGATTCGGCGTTAGCCGAATCAGTATTACCGTTACCGTTACCGTTACCGTTAGAGTGTGACAAGGGCGTGACTTCCGCGTGACTTTCAGCGTGACTTCCGCGTGACATAGCCGTGACATCGCCGTGACCTTGACCCGTTGTCACGCCGTTGTCACGCGTTTGTCTCGAGCGATTTTGGCGAGCCGCCCACTGCTGTCGGGTGCCATGATCGCGCACCATCCGCCGTGAGAACAGCACCCCATCCGGCGTCTTCGAGAGCACGCCGTTCGCCTCGAGTTCGCCCAGCAGCTGGCTGACGATCTTTGCGTCTTCGCTGACCAATCTCGCGATCGCCGCGGCGCTCTTGATCGGCATGCCCTGCGTCGTCGTGAGGTGCCCATACGGATCGCCGAAGTGCATCGTGCACATCATCTCAATCCAAAGCCCCCGCGCCGCGAGCGAGCAAAGTTTCAGCCCTTCGTCCCCCTTCCACGCTTCCGGGAAGAACGGAAAGTGCTGATGTTTGGGCATCGGGGGCTCCTTCGTTGTCAGTGAACGGCGCGAGAGCGTCTCGCGCATCGGTGAATCTGCACGCCTCGGCGGCGTCGCGCGAAAGCGCGTGATCGCGGACGTGCGTCGGCAGCGAAGAAAGCACGTCGCCAGCGATCCGGATCGACACGACCGCGCCCTGGAGGCAGCTTGCGCAATTCTCGTCGATGACGCACAAGAGCGACGCGTGCGCCAGGATAGCGTGCGCTCGAGCGCGAGCGAGCAGCGTACTCGAAAGCGCTGGCACGGCGAGCGCGATCATATCGCACCTCGCGGCATGAGCAGCCAGATCACGACCATCGAGATCACGAGCCCGATGAGGATGCCCTGAGCAATCACGTCATACGCGGCCCAGAAATCGCCATGAGGCGCGGGACGGCGCAGATACGCCCAGATCATCGACGCCGCGCGCCGAACGCGCTGCAGAGGCGGGAATCGCGCGATGCGGGCCATCATTGCGGCACCGCGCCGACGATGTGGCTCAGATAGTACCCGGCGATCGCAACCGCGACCGTGAGCGAGCCGATGATCGCGAAGCGCTCGATCGGCGAAAGCGCGCTGCCCGGCTTCGGATCGGGCCGGAGCGCGAGCGGATCGTACGGAGCGCGCTCGCGCGCGGACTGGCGCTCGACGGCCATCAGCTCGCCGCCTTGAAGATCGCGCCGTCGACGAACTGATTCGCCCACGGCGGCGCGCTCTTGCGAAGGTGCTTCTCGCAGAATCGCGCACGCAACAGCAGCGTCTTCACTACGGCTGGCGTGTAGACGAACGACTCGGCGACGATTACGAAGCGAGCGCGCTCGAGGCAGCCCGAACCCTGGCACGCCGGAAGGCGGCCCTGCGTCGGGACCGCGGCGTCGACGCTGACGTAGAGCTCGCTCTCCCTCATGCGGACACTCGGCTCGTATGACCCTCGGCCCGCTCGCGAAGAATCGTGCGCGCGGTATACCGGAGATCTCGATGCTCGACGTCGTCGAGCTTCTGGAGGATCCAGCGGAGCATGCCGTCGTCGAGCGAGCGCATCGGCTGGCCGGCGTGCTTGCCCATGTACATGCGCTGCACGAAGGTCGGAGACTCAGACAGCGCAATGAGCGCGTCGACGTCATCCTCTCCGCCAGCGGCGAGATAGCGCTCGACGAGGGTCTCAAAGATCTTCGCGGTGACCGTGACGTCGTCGCCGGCGCGATGCCCGGCTCCCTCGACCACTTTGCCGTGGCCGAGGAAATATCTCAGCGTTTGGTTTTTGTGGTTCGGCGCATCGGGAACGATGTGCTGAGCCAAACGTTTCGAGCAGATAGAACGCCGACACGCGAGCATCGGCAAGAACGCGAGATCAAAAGAACTATTATGGGCTACGACGATCGTGCCCGCAGTCGCCTGGACCAGCGCGGGAGCGATCTGCTCGAGCTCCCACTTACCGCAGACGTCCTCGTCGACGATATGCGTGATGCCGGAGATGTCAGCCGGAATCGGCACGCCTGGGTCGACGAATGCTTCGAGCGACCAAGTCGCCCGCCAACCCTGAAACGGCGACACGACCTTCATCGCGACTTCGATGACGCGCGCGGTCTTCGGATCGAGGCCCGTCGTCTCGACGTCGACAATGGAAAATAGAGATTCGGTGATGCGACTCATCGAGCATCACGGTCCTTGAGCGGAAGCGCGCGCACCGCGGCGTATGCGGCGTCGATCGTCTTTTTGGAGAGTTGCGGCCGCTTCGTATTCTCGACGAGCACCGCGACGAGCGCGGTCTCCGTCAGCCCGCGATCGCGAGCCATCTCGACGATCTTCTGCGCGGCAAACAAGTCGACGTCGCCCTTGATCTTCGCGGGCGTATCGCTCGTGAGGATGAGGATCTGGTCAGTCGCGAGGGTCGCGCTCGCCGGCGGCTCGGCGTTCGGGTCGCTCGAGGCGACGTCGGGATCTCCAGGCTCGACCGCTTCGTGCGCGTCGTCGGCCGCGGCGCGATCGTCGTCGGGCTCAGCCTTGCTCGGCTCGTCCTGCGGCTGTGTCTGCTCAGCATCGACGACGCGTACGCGTTGGGCGAGCCGTTCGCGAAGTTCGGCGGCGCGCGTCGTCGATGCGGTCGCGGTCGGTGCCGGCTGCTGCAGCGTTTGTCCGTCGCGATCGGCAAGCTCGTCCTCGAGGTAAATGCCGCCGACGTCTTCGGGGAACGCCATGCGCAGCGCCATCGCCTCGGCGCGGATGCGCAGCTGGTGCTCGGGCTGGTTCTCCCAATTCCCATGGATCTTGCCGTCGCGCTTCTTGACGAATTCGTCGAACCGCGCGATTCCGTAGAACGGCAGCCAGAGATCACGCTGCTCGATGCCGCGCGCCGCGAGCGTGCCGATCGCGCGATAGACGACGACGGTGCACGAGAGCGGCATCCGCTTGCCGGCGATCCCGCCGTATTTCGAATGCTCGGCGCGGAACGTCGCGGGTTTGCCGTTCTCGTCGAGGACGTATTCCCACGTCGGCTCCGACTGCCCACGATAGAGCGAATTGCGCGACGCGATCACGCGCAGGCCGTCGATTCCCGTGACGATCTGCCACTTGTCCTCGCCGTTGTCTTTCTGCTTCCACAGATAGACGTGCTTGCGAAACGGATCGAGGCCCGCGCGTTTGCAGAACGCGAGAAAGAAACCGGCCATCTCGCGCGGAGCGTCTTTGCACGTGGTCTTGAGCAAAATCGCGTACTCGGAGTCGGTCAGCCCATACGTGGTCTCGACGACGCTGGTCATGGGGGACTTCGCGGGTTTCGCGAGCTCGATCGCGCCGTTCTCCGGCGCGGCTAATTCGGTTGCGGTCATCGCTATTTAGCTTTCGGATTCAACCGCATCACGCGCGAAGAGCTGGCAGCAACGCTGTACGCCTTGCGCTCCTGGGTGCGGAAAGTGAGAAGTTTGTGGCCCATCGGATCGACGAGCGCGTCATGATCGCCCATGAACTCGGCGATGCGCGCCTTGCACGCGTCGATCTTGGCGTCGAGCTCTTTGGCGGTCTCTTGTGCCGCGCGAAGATCCGCGATGACGTCCTCGATCTCGCTGGTCGCGACGATCGGCGAGTCGATGTGGAACGGGTACCGCGCGCGGACGTCGTCGAGCGAGCGCGGCGTCGGCGGCGTGTCGGTTTGCACGTGCTGCCAGAACTGCGCCTCGAGGCGCACCATCATCGCCGCGAACTCCGGGTCGTACGGCACGTGATAGATCGCCGGCGGCCGCCCGCCGAAGAGCACCACGAGATCAGACTCGCGGTAGCCGGTGACCTCCATCTGATGCTGGAGCTGGAACATATAGGCCGGTGGAACGAGATCGCTTCCGTCCGGGCCCCACTCGTCGTCGGAGATCGCCCACTTGTTGGTGATGCCGCTGGTTTTGAGCTCGACGATCTTGCGCTCGCCGACGACCACGCGATCGAGGTTCGCCGCCATGAACGGATGCTGCGGATGAACGCGGATCTTGTGATCCTGCCGCAGTTTCTTTCCGGTGCGCTGTTCGTAGAACGCGGCGACGCCGGGCTCGAGGATCAAGCCGAGTTGCACCGCGGCATTGTCGGAGAGATCGTCCGGCTCGATCCGGCGCGTCTTGAGTAGCCAGAGGTAATACTCGGACTTGTGCTCCGACATGCCGCACGCGATCGCGGCTTCGGACGAGCCGATGAAGTTCGGGCGCGTAGCGAGCCACTCGTCGCGCTCCATGTCGCGGGTCGAGATCGCGTTAACCACGGCGCACCGCGATCGGCGCGCACGCCGGGCAGTAAACGTTCTGCGCGATCCGCCACGCGTCGTTCGTTCGCGCGCCGCAGCCGCCGCAGTAGAACACGCCGTTGCGCTCGACGACGAGCGGGCGCTGCGCAGTTAGCATTGATCGTCACCGACGGCCAGCGCGAGCGCCAGCTTCGACTGCGAGCATGAGCCCGCGTCGACGTGCGCGAGGTGCCCGCCGAAGTCCGCCGCGCCGCAGCACGGGTAAAGCAGCGCGTCTTTCGGGTCGAGCCGCGAGGCCGTATGCGCGCGCCCGGCGTCCTCGAGCATCGCGGGCGGAAACCAGCGCGTAAGGCCGCTGTCGAATTCGAGCTTGACGTCGACGAGCTCGCCCTCCGAATAGCGCTCGCCGATGATGTTGCCGATCGTGCCGGTCGCGATCATTCGACGCAATTCCCGCTGCACTCGTGCGCAGGGCAGCAGTTGGGGCAGAGCGTGCGCCGGCACAGCCAGCCGTAGTAGACGTCGTGATCGGCCAGGACGACGCCGCACTCGATGCAGTGAACGGGGGTGCTCATGCGGCACCGCCCGGCTGCGCCGCGCCCGCACGACACGAGATGGTCGCCCGAGCTCCAGATCGTCGCGCCGCGAACGCCGCAATCGACGACGTAGCGGTCGCCGTTCCAACTCGCGTGATGGATCGTCCCGCTGCCGGGAATCTTTCCGACGCGCGCTTCCGCTTGCGCGGGGGCGTCAGAGTGCGATAAGGTCTGCATGCAACGCAAGTCCCTGAACGCCGGAGCGCGCCAACGCTCCGGCGTTCGTCTGTGTCGCGATCGGCGCGACGCCGTCGACCGGAACGGCGGTACCCGGCCGCGGCCGCGCGTCGCGAGGTTCCCATCGGCGGGGCATATCCGCCGGACAGAGCCGGAATGTCCCGACCGCGCACGCGCGCCGCGGCATCGCCGGGGAATGAGCCCTTTGCGCGGGCTCGCGCGTTCGATCGGGAATGCTGGATGATCACGCGCGGCCTGCCTTGAGATAGGCGACCCACGCGCGACGCGGTACGCGACGGCGCTTGCCGACGGCGACCGACGAGAGCTCGCCGCTCTCGATAAGGCGGCGGATCGAGCGATCGGAGACGCCCGTTTCCTTGGCGATCTGTCGCGCTGTGAGCAGCTCGTCGCGAGAGATCGCGCGGGCTTCGGTCGCCTCGTTGATCGGGTTCGGGCGCGCGGCCATCACGCTGCCACCGCGACGGCGTCGATCTCGCGATTCGCGTCGCGTCCGCGGGCGATCGCCTCGCGAATTTCCTCGAGCGCTGCACGGAGCATCGGGCAGTTCGGCCGGTCGTAGACCGCGAGCACGAGCCGATCGCGCGCATCGAACAGCCGCGCGAGAACCTCGCAGACGGCGTTCTGCGCCACCGGCACCGGCACGACAAGTGCGCGCGACATGCGCCCGAGACTCCGCGACTTCGGCGGGTCTGTTACGATCGCCGACGTGACCATTTCAAGCCACCGCCCGATCCATGCGCATCGCGAAGCCTTTGTAGGCGTGGCGCAAGCGATCGTAAGCTGGTCGGCTCGGCTCGGTTTTGCCAGCCAACCACGCGCGCACGGCTTGGGACGACACGTCTGCCGCAACGGCCACGTGCTCGACTCGTAGATGCAGCTCTTCCATGGTCTCGCGGAGAGCTTCAGCGGTGCTCATGGCGTTATTATAACTAATGCAACAGTTATGTCAACCACTGTTGGGCCGTAGTGTATCACCATGCTGCGGTGAGCGCGCGGAAAAACAAGGAGTCGCCTTTGAAAGCGACTCCGTTAATTCGTCCGGTGGTCCGAAGGCCAAGTAAGGTGCCGCGGATTGGCGCGGATCATCTTTCGCGGCGCGGCTGAAGAAGATGCGGGAAGAGCGGGGTCTTACTGTCGCCGAGTTAGCGGCAAAAGCAAAGGTCACGGCTCAGGCGATTCAGCGTCTCGAAAACAACCCGTCCGCGGAACCGGAATTTTTCAACGGAGTCGCGATCGCCGAAGCGCTGGGAGTGACGGCTACCGAGCTGGCTGGATATCCGTCAGCCGCACAATCGCTCGCCGTCACGCAGCAGGATGGTCCATTTGCGACGCGCGCCGATCTTCTTGAGTTGGCGGAAGGCATTGCGCTCCTTCAGCAATCTGTTCTTGAGCTCGTAGGCGCGTCAGAAGTGGCTTCAAGCGCGAAGCGCTCAATTCTAGCCATACTCGAGACCTCGAAATTGGATCGCCGATCCGGATGATCTCACCCCGGTCACCACGTTCATTTTCGGTTCTCTGGGATTCCATTGGTCCTCGCATGCCGACGGCGGTTTACTTTCGACGTGAACGATTGCATTACTATTATCACGCAAATTTTGCGCGAGGAAAGCGAACGTGAAAGGCGTTGACCCGAAGACCGCCGGCTGCGGCTTGCTGGTCGCCCTTGTGATCGCGGGCTTCGCCGTTCGCGAAATTTTCGGTGGCTCGATGATGAGCGCTGGAGCCGGACTCGTCTTGCTCGCGATCGCGCTCGCGGTGCTCGCGATCGTCGGGCAAAACTCGAAGTTCGGCGTGGTCGCTGGCGCGCTGGCCGTCGTGGGGATCGGGCTTGGGCTGGCCGCGCCACGTACAACGCCATCCGCCTCGGTATCTCCGCCGCCGCACGCAACGAAAATCGTCGCAGCCGTTCCGCATAAATCGCCTGCGCTTCGAAATGTTCAGCGCGAAGAGCCAGTGGCTTCGGTCGCACCGGCGCACGCATCTGCCGCCGACGAGCGCGAATACGTTCGCCAACTGATCCTCATCGGAGACGAGCTGGTCGAGCGAGCCAGCGAGATCGTTGACCATACGCCTAAAAATTCGATGGAAGCCGCATATGACGTTAGCGGCGACGAGGGACCAGCCGGACGATTTTACGTTGACGAACGGGCTTACCAAGATCGCTTGCAGAGCCGGAAGATCGTGGCGTTCAAAGACAATCTTGCGTTCGCCGCCGATTTTACAATTGTCGGCATCGACCCATTTCTGTATGGCGCCGTTCAGGAAGCGATGAGCTGCAACGCCGAGGCGGCCCGCGCGAACTTGCGCGTTGCGAAGGCCATCCTCGCCGAGTCGCATCGTGAGATCAACGGAACGCTCAATCCAGACTGGGCGCCGCCCGAAATTGACCCACCAGAAGGCACGTGTCCCGAAGAATAACGCCAATCGATTGTCAGAGGAGACCGCTTTGAAATTTGCCGATCTCGTACTCGCAGCCATACTGTGGAAGCATCGCTGATGCCCCGCATGATGACCGCGTTCTTCGCGAAACTCTGCATGGTCATGCTCGCATTCGCGATCGCCACGTCGCCGGCGAGCGCCAAGCGCGCGAAGCCGATGCGTGGTACGCGAGCTTCACCATCGAGGTCCCCGAGGAGCCGGTCGCGCATGTGCTTGCTAATACCGTTGGCGTCGTTCGGCGCGCAATCGCGCTATCAGCATTGAACGCGCCTTGGCACGTGAAGAACGGGTCGCATCATGACGCCCATAAGTCGTGCTACGCTGGCCGAGGAAGCCGGTCGCCGCTCACGATGTGCGGCGTAGGCACACACAACGATGAGAGTTGGGCCGGGTCAGCCTGTGGAGCCGAAGGCGCTGGCCGTCGTCCTCAGACGACGGTGAAACCGGCGGCGTAGAAGCAGGAAGATTTGTCTATACAAATCACAACGGTTACAGCCGCTACTGGTACGCGTGTTCGACACATCTCGTTTTAACAATCGACGAAACGTAAAAAACGAAAACAGCCCCGACCGTCCCGGTGGAACGAGTCGGGGCTGGTTTTTGTGAACCGTCGCGAGGCTTAGAGCAACGCGTCGACGCGCTTTTTGAGCAGCTCGAGTTCGGCGACCGCGAACTGGTCGAGCGGCGTTTCGAGATTCGTCGCCTGTCCTTTGAGCAGACTCACGACGAACGACGGAATGTCGAGCTTCGGCGCGACGACCGTTTCGAGCAGCGTGACGCCCTCGGCGGTGAGGGTGGGCACTTGGCCCTCGGCTTCGGTGATGAAGGCGTCCGCCGCGGGCTTGAGTGCACCGAGGACGTCCTGTAGAAGAGACATGCATGGCTCCTTGCCGGCGCGATGCCGGCGGCGTGAGAAAATCGCGCGGGTGCGACCCGCGTCGACGTCGCGCGCGACGCGCGCGAACGGTTATGAATCGGCCGAGAACGTGCGCCAGCGGCCGAGGAGCGCGCAGATCGCGCCGATCGCGGCGACGAGTGCGTGCGCGAGGATGGGCGGGATGTGCGCGCGCTCGAGCGACGCATCGATGTCGGGCGCGACGGCGGGGATGACGTACGACGCGATCACGAGCGCGAGCCCGAGGTAGCCGGTCGTCTCGGTGTTCGCGCGCGTCAGCGTCGCCTTCGCGCTCGCGATCGGCGACGGTGCGGGCAGCTGCGCGTCGACGGGAACGCCGTCAACGACGTCGTGCTTCGGAATCACGCCGTGGCGCTCTCGGTCTGCGCCACTTACAGCGCCGCCTTATACGCGTGCACCATCGCGCGCAGCGCGTTTCCGCAGATGCTCGCGTCGGTGAAGTGGACGCCTTGCGGCACTGCCGAGAAGCACAGCAGATCCCAACGCTCGAACGTCGACGCCGGGCCGTACGCGTCGTATTGCGCCGGCGAGCCGACGTGATCGCCAGCCTCGGCGTGCGTCATGATGTTCGGTTCGTCCGCGTACGGCGCGTCGGTTGACGTGCCGAGCGTATCGATCCCGTATCGCGCGCAGAAGGCCGCGGCGGCCGCGCAGAGATGCGTCAAGCCCATCACCGTGACCGGATCGGAGCCGAAGTCGTGCGGGTTGACGTCAGGACCGTCCATGCCGGTGATCGCAACCCCGAGCGCGCCGGTGTTGCGAAGCCACGTGTGCGAGGCCGGAGCGTTGTCGTTCAGCCCCGGCGCGTTGTCTCGAGGATCGTGCGTGATCGTCAGCACCCACTCGCCGTTCTCATACCGTGCCTCGCCGTTGTAATCGGCGAAGCACATGCCGAGCGGCGCGACCGTCCAGTGCAGATAACAGCGCTTTAGGAGCCCCGCCGGCACGATTGGCAGCGCGTCGCGAAGCGCGCGCGCTTTTGCGAGGATCTTCGGATTGACGGGCGCGTGCGGATCGAAAGCGCCGAGAGGTGACCACTGCGACACGGGATGCCTCCAAACGAAAAAGGGCCCCGCGATGCGGAGCCTGAGGGATTGGAAACGTGAGGATGACGGCCGCGCGCGCGGCGAGCTCGCTATCCGATCTCACGGCTGAGCAGTCGGAGCGGTGCCGCACGTCTCGTCGAAGTCGTGCCGCAGCTCGCGCGCGTAGTCGCTGGCCTCTTGCGCGTTCGCATCGTCGTCTTCGGCGAGCAGCTCCCAGACTGTCGCGATCTCGGCGTTGTTTCGCTTGATCCAGATCTGCGCCGCCTGGCGCTCGTGAGCGGCATGCGACGCCCGATGATCGTGCGTGCGCGCCCAGAAGTTTTGAACCGTTTGCGCCGTGATTGCTTTTGACGCGCAGTCCGAGGCGTGAGCACTGTGCTCGTCACGCCAGACGTCGCCTGTGGCGAACAAGATTAGCAGCATGATGACGTACGGAATGACTTGCGCGACGGAGGGGCGCTTCACGGCAGATCCTCGATTCGCTCGATATGATGGCGTCCGATGGCATGACCGATCGCGAATCCGCTCGCGGCCATCATCGCGAGCGCGAGGCCACACTGCGCCCAAGTTTCGCGCGGCAGCTCGTGCACGAACGAGACCGCGTACGTGAGCGCGACGCCGACGAGCACGAGCCGCACGGTCATGGTGTTGGCGAGTTTGGCGTAGGTTCGTCGGGCGATGGCGGTTGGCGGGGCTCCGGCGGTAACGGAGAGATAGAGGTCCGGGGCGTGCTCGTGATCTCGTCGCCGTTCGGTCGAATTCTGGTAGCCGCGATGATCGCCGGCGAATTCGCCGTCTGCGGCGAGTCCTTGGTCTCCGGGATGTTCTGACGTGAAGGCGGCTGCTGTTGCTCGCCGGGCTGATTCATCTCGATTTCGAGCCCACGTGCGCGCGAGAGCGAGAGCCGCCGCACGCTGGAGGCGAGCGACGAGAAGGGGAGCGATGCGTCCTGGGACACCGCGATCGTCGCGAGACCCACCAGCGCCGGAAGGACGCTCGCGTGTTGCAATCGATCGAACCCGATCTCGAAGATGATCCCACCAAGACCGATTGACTGCCCGAACAGCGCCAACCACGCGCGAACTGCTGCTTGCCGTTGCTGCACGATCCATATCTCCGCCAAACCTCCCGCCGAGTGCGGTTATCACTTTCTCCGGATAGAAGCTACGTTAGAACGATGAGAGCGCGGACCGCTTCCACGTATTTGTGGCAGTGCAGACGTAGAGGTAACTAGCGTCCCACCTGATTTGGCCCGCGGTGCACGATCCTGTGTCTGTGGGCGTTGAAAGGGTGAGTGAAAACACGGACCCAGCCGAAGCAATGTTGCCGGAAGTGTTGAGGTTGCCCGCGGAATCGACCGTCACGGCGTTTCCGGAACCGTACGCATTGAATTGCAAAATCCCGCCGGTCTGCTGCACGATCCATTTCGGATTTCCGCTGCTGTCCGTCAGCACGAATCCGTAAGGGCTCACCCATCCGCCGAGGTTGTTGAGCTCGGATTTAATCGACCCGGCCGTGTAGATCAAATTTCCGGAGTTATCGGGCGACGTTGTCCACGTCGTGCCACCGTTGGGATTGATCCACGCTTGGCTTTGCGTGCGCTCTTGCGACTGCCCGAAGTACGCGTTTCCCGCCGAGTCAAAATTATTGATCTGCTGCACCGGCTGAGCGCCGTTGAAGATCGCGTACCCTGCATGCCCGTCATAAACGTAGCTGTTTAGCCACGATGCACGGTTGCTCGTTGCCCAATTCGTGACGGTCGGCGACGTCGTCTCGATCGTGATTTGATCAAAGAGCACCGGGGATGTGCTGAGTTCGTTGATCTCGTAACACGCGCTCGAATTCGATGCATTATCCGAGCGAAGATGGATTCCGGTGAGGGTGATTTGACTCGAGCCCGGCTCGACGACGACGCCGCTGCACTGCGAGCCGTTTACGGTCAGATATGCGAGGTGTGACCGGTTGAGCGCAAGGTCCGCGCCCGAAGAATACGTCGTGCCTGGCGTGCCGAACTGCCCACCGACAATCGATACGTTCTCAGGGGTTGAAGGTGTCTGGCTCGAATCGGCGACAGACTGCAGCACCGGTTGATTGGTGCTGTCGCCGCAGTCCAAGTTCGACATATAGACGGCGCCAGTCGCGCCGCGCAGCGTCATCGCCGGCGTAGTTCCACCAGAGACGTAACAGATGAAATTGTTGACCGTGACGTCGTGGATGCCGTTCAGATAGAGCGCCTGCCCCGCGCTCAGGTTCTCAAGGTCGGCATTTTCGATCGTTGAACTCGACGAATTATTCGAAGCCGAGGTTCCGTCGAAGTCGATGCCTTTCGCAACGATATTTGCGGTGACGCCGTTGACGAAGACATCTTCGCTCGTAACGTTTGATAAGCTGGACGATTTCGACTTAATCAGCCATCCGTTGTTCAAGTAGAACTTGAGATTGGACAAAAAGACGCCGGTGCTGCTCGCTATCGAGATCGCATCGATTGCGGGGTTCGATGAGACCGTCGAACTCTGTCCGCCGTTGACGAGCAGGTTGCTGATTCCGACGTTGGTTGCGCCGGTGATGCAAATGAGACACGAACCTACAAATGGGGACTTCGGCGAAATGGTCGGGGCACTGCCGGCTCCCACGAGAAACACGCTCGGGGCGAGATTGATGGAAGAACTGACGAGACACGTGCCCGAGAGGTGCAGCGACCCTCCACCCAGCGCGGTGAGCGCCGCAATGGCGGAATTGATCGCGGCGGCGTCGTCGGTCGCGTTGTCGCATTTCGCGCCGTACTGCTGCGCCGTTGTAAACCCAATTTGGGGTGAAGCGAAGTACGAGCCGGCCCCGTTGATTCCGAGCTTCGCGCCATACGCGAAATCGATCGGATAGGGAAACGACGTCGTGCAATCTCCAAGAGATTGGCACAAAAACCCTGACGGCTTCCCGGCATTGGTCGAACACGTCGCCAACGCTTGAAAAATGCCGTTGATTTCGGAACTCGAGATAAGGGTGCGCGGAGCGATCGTCGGCGCGACGCACGGGGTCGCGGCCATGGCTGGAGTCGGATTTATCCCGCCGCCTTGCGGCGCGCAGACGAAAAACGCGGCAGCAAACGCTACCGCGAGCGAGAGGATCTTCCGCTTCACGATCAATCTCCAGCGCCGAGTGCGCGAGCTTATAGCAAGGGAAAAAGGGCCGCGAGACTAGCCGCTGGTCGCAAAGATGCGCAGGATCCCGAAGTACACACCGCTCGGCGCCGCACTGAACGTCGCCGTGACTGACGGAGCGCCGCCACCGGTGGAGGTGCCGCCCAGTTGCGCGGACTCGATACCGGGCTGGTCGGACACCATCGAACCGCCTTCCCAGGTCGAGTTCGCTCCCGAACCGGTGAGGTTGACGCTATGCCCCGAGCCGAGGTCAATCGTGATCTCGGCCAGCAGTTGCCACGTCACGCCAGGGATCGCCGGGAGCGTGGGCAGGGTCACGGTGAGGACCGTCGACGTGCTTTGCACGCGCACCCAGCGCATGAAGCAAAGCCCCTGCGCTTCCAGGGGCCCCGTAATCTGCGCGGTGTCGAACGTGCCGCCGCCAGTAACCGCGAGGCCGCCGGCAATCGCGCCGCCGCCTGTAATGTCGAGGGTCGCGGCCTGCAACGCCCCAGAAACAACGATGCTGGCGGCAGCGAGCGCAGCGAACGTCGCACTACCGCTCACCGCAAGCGTGTTGAGCGTCGTGTTGCCCGATACCGCGAGCGATGCGAGCTGCGTTGCGGCGGCTTGCAGTGCGGCGAGAACCGTCGCGCCCGAGACGTTCAGCGTCCCGTCGAGTTGCGTCGCGCTGTCAACCGTCAGCGATGCAAGCGTCGATGCCGCAGCGATCAGAAGGCCGAGCTGGGTCGACCCCGTCACGTTGAGCGTTTGAAGCGTCGTTTCTGTTGCGCTAAGGGCTGCTAACGTCGTCGATCCCTCGACGGTCAGCGTGCCGTCGAGCGTCGTGTTTCCCGAGACGACGAGCGACGCCAACTGCGCGATCGTCGCGACCAGGTCGACGAGATTCGCCGTCCCGGAGACCGTTGCGTTCCCGTCGATGAGGGCGTTTCCCGACACCTCAAGAGACGCTAGGACCGTCGCTGCGGCCGTAAGCGCGGCGAGCGCACTTGAGCTGCTGACGGCAAGCGATGACGCCTGAAGCGCGCCGAGGACGGACTCCCCGGTGACCGTGAGGGTTCCGTCGATGACCGCGTTGCCCAACGCGGTGAGTGTCTGGGCCACCGACAGCGTCGTGCAGACGAGGTTCGCGATCGGCGCGATGAGCTGCGGAAACAGGTACGCGATGTCGGTCTGCGAGATCGCCGTCGCACCAGCCGGCACGAGAATCGTGGCGAAGGGTTCATACCCCGCAGGCGCATCGGGCGTCACCGTCGCCGAGTTTCCCTCGACGTAGACGTACGTCGCCGTCGCTTTGAGGAGCGAGACTTGGGTTGGCGTGCCCGCCGCGGCGGGCTCGTTCCCGATCGCAATCACCGTGACCGTGCGCGCGTCCGCGGGGTCCGTACTGGAGATGACGATCTCCGTGGACGTAACGGTCCACGAGAGTTGCCCCGTCGACCCAAGGCTTGACGGCGTCACCATGACCGCAGGCGCGGTCGTGAAATTCGGCGGGAGGGCGATTGTGGCGGTGCCGGCCGCAAGTTGCGCGGTCGTCGCAAACGGCAGTCCCGTCGGGTCGCTATCTGCGCGAATGTTCCGGGTCAGGATCTGATTGCTTGCCGTGCGATTGCACGCTACCGCGATGAGGTCAAGTCGATTCGACGATCCCGCGGCCGTAACAGCGAGAGTCTGCGCGGGGCAGTTATCCGCGTGCAGGCCCTGGATGATCGCGCGCTGCCCGGTTCCACCAATCACGACATTGAGGTCCGAGCCGTCCGCCGTCACGGCAAGAGGCGTGGAGTACGCGCTCTCGATCGGTAGGAAATTCGGGCCGCCGATCGCATCGAGCAAGAGACCTGTAGCGTTGTCGATGTTTTGCTGGATTTGCGTCCAGTCGTCCGGCGCGATGAGCTGCCCCTCGGACACCGGGAGCCGCACGTCGCCTTGCGTATGGTCAGACATGCTGCTCCTTATGGACTCGAGATGGCCTGCCCGAAGTAGGCTTCGTCGTAGTGCGAGATGTCTGCAGGCTCGCCCGGGCTTGAAATGTAGACAGGCCGCGTGCCCTTTGCTCGATGCTGCTCGATCCGTTGCCCGAGCAACGGAAACGGCGCGATCGTGCTCTTCGTGTACGCCCACGGATCGCGCAGCACGGTGTTCTGCCCGATAAAGCTCTGCCCGATGAACCACGCGTGATTCGGCGCGGAGTTCGGAAAGTACGAGATGATTGCGAACTCCGCCGCATCGCCGTCCAGTTGATAATACGCCGCTCGCGCGGGATCGGACATGTAATCGAACACGTCGTGCGATGCCGAATTGTCTGCTTGATCGTTGGCGAAAAAGTCGAGCACGGCGGCCTTGACGTCGGGTAACGTGCTGCGCTGCTTGAAATTCGCGAGAAATCTCCCGTAATACGCGCTATCGCTTTCGCCTTGTCGTTTCGGCAGATACGCGCCGAAGAAGTCGGCTGCCAGCGATACGAGGTCGTCGCCGACGGAGGTCTGCGGACGCAGCGCGGCGAGCACGGTTTTTGTTTCGGAGCCGAGCGACACTTCAACGGCTGCGTATCCCTTGAGCATCGACGACGCGACGGGAGACGCTGATCCGAGAAACCACGTCGGTAGCGGGCCGATCGCAACCGCGGCGCTTTGCCACCCATCCGCGTCGAGCGCGAATTCCGGCACGACGTATTCGAGGATCGTGACGTTCGGACTTGATACCGAATACGTGAACGGGATGCTGGTTTGCGGCCCGAGATTGCCTCGAAACGAGACCGTGTACGTGAGACCGTCGATGAGCGTGTTGTCCGGAAGAACGACCACTCCGCCGACGCCGGTGTACGCGGCCCCGACGGGCGACCCGTTTTGGTCGAAGACCATCTCGTCGTAGTTGGACTCGTCCCAATACGATCGATCTCGAGGCGTGCCGGCGAGCGTCGAGACGGTTACAAGAATGCCAGGCGGCAGTGTCTGCTCGCCCGTTTCATCGTAGAGTGTCAGGATCATGACGATGCCGTAATTGCGAGCGTTCCCGGGGTGATCTGCGATCCAAACGGTGCCGTAACGTCGCCGACTTGGCCATTCAGCATCACGTTCGTCGCATTCGCAACCCCTGGGGTCGAGAGGATCGCGGCGTAAACGCGCGCGAGCGATGCGGTCGTCGATCCGCCAGCGGGATCGAGTCCGATCGACGAGAGATACGCGTTCACGTTGTTCGTGACGGCCGTGATCATCGCCGGCGAATTATCGAGGCCAGGTTGAAGCACGATCGTTCCAGCCACGGTCACCGCGAGCGTGCTCGCAGGAACGACGCGAAATCGAATCCCGAGAGCACGCACTGCGGTGATCGCAGCCGCTATCTGAGCGACCAAGGCCGGTGGTACCACGGTCCCGACCGAGTTGGCGAATCCGACGATAGCCGTGATCGTCGCCTTCGTCGCCGCGCCCGTCTCGTCGATCAAATCGCTCAGCGAATAGACGAGGTTCGCGCCGACGCTCTCGATCGCCGCAGCGACCGCGTTGTTCGTTGCGACCCGGCCTTCCGACCACTGCAACACGAAGCGCGCTTTGAGCGCCGTGTCCGTTTCGGCTGCATTTCCGTTCGAAATCGCAACCGTGTTGGTAAAGGCGACCGTTGCACTCGGCGTTGGATTGCCAGGCCCGGTGACGAGCGTAGAGATCGTACCCTTGGACGTATTCCCGATCGCGCCACTCTGCGTACAGGTCACGGTGAGGAAGCACGACAGCTGACCGGCCGGGATCGTGTAGACCCCATTGCCGCTCGCGTCGAATCCGAACGACGGCTGCGTGCTGTCGGCGGTCACGACGTATTGCACGCCGTCGGAGCGCTGTAAAACCGTGCCGACCGCGATTGTAACCGGCACGTTCGAGACGCTCGGAAGCGTTGCTTTCTCCGTCGTGCTCGAGGCGGACGTTGCGCCGATCCGAGGCACTCCGAAGCCCTCGACGTACGAGTCGAGATCGCCGTTCGGAGATCCATCGGAGTTTTCGGGAATCGTCGACAGGCGCGCAATTTGGGCGAGATACGCGATCTGCGCTTGCAGCTGCAGCGCGAGCATCGCGTGCGCACGGAAGATCGGCATGAGACCGCCGCCAGCGGCCAGATTCGCGGGCTTGAGGCCCTCAGCCAGCATCGCCGCGCTGTACGACGTAGCCATCAGCTCGTTCAGTTCGTCGAGTGTGAACGACAGATCGGAGAGCGCCAAGCGAATGCACTCCTCGGATTACTGCTGCTGCGGATTGAGATTGATCGGCGGAAGCGTCACCGGATCGCCGTTTAGGTTCGTGTAGGTGATCACCACGTACACGGTGTTGCCGACGACTCTGTAGTCGACGGTCGCAGGGCTATCGTTCGAAACGCCCGGGTCATCGGCGAGCGCGCGCAAGATCTTCGTCGTGATTTCATTTTGCGTATACTCGTCGGTCGGATCGTCGACGTGCGCGGGAATGCCCGCGCCCCATTCGGGATGATGCACGTCCTCCGGATCTTGGTATACCTCGCCGTCGCTCGAGCGCGAGCGTGTGATGATCAGGCGATAAAGGCGCTGCTGGGTTGCCGGGTCGTCGATCTCATCGTCGATGATATACACGAGCGACCCGTTGTCATCGACCGTGAAATCGCCGCTGTAGCCGTTGTTCGTGATGAGCGGCTCGACCGACATCGCGCTCCCACCTTTCGCTTACTGCGCCGCCTTAACGGTCTGCGATCCCTGGCTCTGCATCTGCTGCTCCGGCGCGCTTGAGATGACCGTCCCGCTGCCGGGCATCACGCCCATCACCGGATGCGTGTGCGAATTGTATTTTGCATCGACGTATTCTCGGAGATACCGAACGGTCGCGACGGCATCGAGCTCGTCGTCGAGGTTCTCGGCACCGATCCAGACGCGCTGCAGATCGTCGCGCATTACGAAGACGAGGCCCGCCGCAGTCGCGATCGAGCACAAGGCGCCGACGAGCGCGACGAGCGATACCATCCCGTCGTTTGCCGAGAATGCGTCGTTGACAAATCGCAAGAACCCGTCGATCATACCCTGCGGCGAGTAATGCGTTCCGACGTGCATCTCGCCGCTCTTGGCGCCGGGACTTGTCGCCTCGTCGTGCTCGAGCAACGCACGATAGCCGCCGGCAACCGGGATCAGAACGACCGATTCGTAACCTCGGGGTCCGTATTCGTGACCGAGACCGCTCGCCAAGAGCGGCACGTTGTTGATCAGGTTGAGCGGGCTACTCACGCCGTCGTCGTCGATCGCGAGCGACCTCCCGAGACGAACGCTGACGGTCGGAGGGGTCGTCGAGGTTCCTGGTTTCCACGACCCGGGAACGATGCTTCCCGGCACCATCTTGGGCTGAATCGCGAGTTTGGTGTCGATGATCGAATGGACGACCAAAATCAGGTCGTCCGCGAGTTTGTCGAGATCCGCCATGCGTTAGATCGCCGTTTCCACGTCAAGTTGATGGTTGATCAGATCCATCTCGAGATTGTATCCGTCGGCGATCGAGATGGTCTGAACGGTACGTTGCTGACGGTATTCCGGCGCGCTCGACGATGAATTGAACGCGTCGGATGGATGGCCCGAAAGCACGAACGCGAGATCCTGATCGAGGACTTTGAGCAGCGCGGGTGTGACCGGCAGCGAAACGCTGATCCGATACTCTTGGCGCGATCGACGCTTCCATTCGGCGAGCGCGAACGCGTCGGCCTGATCCTTCGTGAGACCGTCTGCGTGAAGGACGACGCGCTCTTTCGAGGACGAGGATGGAATCGAGAGTGCTCCGCTGTTGAAGAAGCCACCGCTCGTACTGTGCGACGTCATCGTTCCATCGCTTGTCGTCGTGATCGAGGCGCCAGATCCAAAAACCGGTGTTGTCACCGTCGTCTTCGATTTTGCTCCGTTCGGACCGTAGCGTGTCGAGTAGCTCACGCGCTGCTGGTACGATCGAACCTCGACTTGGATGTTCTTGTTGAACTGCGGCGAGTGCGTGCCCTTGACGGTTACGAGATCCGCGCCGTACGCGATCGGCCACTTCGGTCGCTGTCCGTAGATGTGCGACCAATACCGAACGGTGTCGAATCGAATCGACAGCTCGACGTCATCGACTTGCGCGAACGCCGCGAACATGCTCCACGGTCGGATGTTCTTCACTCCGACGACAAAGTCTTGAGCGAGCACTTGCTGCACTGTGGCCGGCTGCTGTCTCGGCGCGAGCCGAATGTCCGTCTTCAGCCCTTTCGCTTTCGCAATCGCCTCGATAAACTGCGTCGTCGTTTGATTGGCAACGAGCGTCGTCTGCTTCTCGGCCATCAGCAGCGTCGCGAGACTGCTGCATTCGAATTTCCACACGTCATCGGGCTCGTCGATGTCGTAGTGCTGCACGCATCCAAGGAAGATGCGCTGAAGCTGAGAGACGTCGGTCGAGTTTGGTGGCGGGTTGACCGGGAAGCCTGCGTAGACTTCGACGAGAATCTCGCCGTCGTTCGTCGGGCTCTTGAGAAACGTGCTCCAGTCGAAGTCGTTTCCGAGCTCGAGGCTCGCGGTATCGTTCATGCCTTGCGAGGCATACGTGACGCGCGCGGAGATCGGCACGACGCGCCGTCCATAGATGATGGCGACCGCGCGCGGCTGCGTCGTCGGGTTCTTCCGCGTGACGTACGATACGGCCACTATCCGTGCGACTTTCCGACGAACGGCGGAATCACGAGCTTCGTGATTGCCGTGGTCGAGAGCGTGAGCGACACGAGGTTGTTGACCTTCGCAAGTTCCGTCGCGAGCTCGGGATCTCCAAACTCGCGCGCCGCGATCGTGAGAAGGTTCCCACCCTGAACCGTGATCGTCCGAACGGATTGCCCGGATTGCACGTTTGCCGCGAGAAGGACCAACTGATCGACGAGCGCGGTCGCGTTCGAAATCATCTGAAGCGGTGTCGTTACACCGAGCGCAGCGGCGTATGCGCGCGCGAGCGCGAGCGTCGCGTTGATCTGCGTGAGCGCGGCGTTCACTGAGGCGCGCGTCGCTTGCGCGATCGGCCCGAGAGTTCCGATCGCGCCGATCGAGGACGTCACCGAAGACTTGAGCGCCTGCGCCGATGCGCCGAGATCCGCTCCCGCGATCGTTCCGGCGAGTGCGGCCGCCGTGTTCACTTGAGCGCCGACCTGCGCGTCGACCGAGATCGGTCCCGTGCGCGAATACGATCCGCTCGCATCTCGTATGACCCGAACCGTGATGGTGTAGGTCGCACGAACGCGCTTGGTGAGGTATTTCCAGCGGAAGTTGATGACGAGCACGTCGTACGCCTCGCCCAGCCAGCGGAGGCGGACTTCCTGGCCCTTCGCCGCGATTTTCTCGAGGATTGCGATACGGCCGGCGACGTTTAGGCCGGTTGCAGGGTCGCCGCCGGTTAAATTGTTGCCGAAGAGGTCGCCGTTCCATGTGACGTCGGTCCCGAACGCGCCCATCGCGAACGTCGTGCGCGTGCCGCCGATCGCGTCGTGCGTCGCGTCTTTCTGCTCGAGCCCGAATTCGAGTTCGGGCGGGTGCTCGTCCAGCCCAAACGTGAACGTCCCGATCGACAGGAACGGGGACGGTTTGCTCGTCATCGCCTTGACGCTCGCGATGGTCTTGAGCGGGACGTCGCTCGTCGCCATACGCTACGGGCCCCTCTCGTGTGGTATCGTGCGACGATGAATCTTCCGCCGCGACGCCCGCTCGAACCGCACCCGCCGCTCAACCCCGACGGATCGAACTGTCCCGAGTGCGGGATCGCGTGGGGCGAGTTCGGTCTCGAAACGCTCGCCGAAAGCGGCTTCTTGCGAGCGTACCGATGCGGCAAGTGTCAGTACACCTGGAAACTGCCTCCCAACGAATCTTAGCCCATCCCCGATAGGATACCAGCTTCGTTGACCGTCGCAGGTCCAGAATGACCGAATCCGCTGCTACGTCCATCGCCGTGCGCCGACTTCAGCTTCACCTTTCGGATTAAGCTTTCGAGGTTGTCGCCGCTGTGCTCGACGTGCACGCGATCGATGTAGTACACGTCGCCGCCGCCTGCACCGAGGTATGCGGTCTGTTGCGCGGACGACGCGGGCTTCGCCATCGCCGCCTTCTGCTGAACGATTTTCTGGTGCGCTGACGCCGCGGTGTGCCCGGCGCCAGCGATTCCAGCGCCCTTCTTCGCAACCGGATCGTCTGCGGCGCCTTGCTGTACGCCGATCACGAAGTTGCGGATCGCGTCCCAGATGCCGCCGTGGAAACCCTGAAAGATTCCGGCGATCGAATCGACGATGCCCTTCACGATGAACTTCACGACTTCGATGAAGGCGTTCAGCAGCATCGGCGCGCCGTCGTGCATTATCCATCGCGCGGCTCGGCCGATGATCCAGCCGATGTCTTTCGCGTGCGCACCGAAGAACTTGAGCGCGTCGATCGCGAGCAAGACTTCGCCGACGAACGGGATGAATCGTGAGCCGAGCCGGAAGATCCAGCCGAACGCCATGCCACCGATTTCGCGTAGCCCGACCGCGAAGAGCTTCGACTCGAAAAGAAACTTGCCGAGACCTTCACCAAGCGACGCGAACCCGGGGAACTGACGCGCAAGTGCTGGGCCCGCGCGTTCACTCACGGCTGTGCTGATGGCGCCGATTCCCCGGCCCGCGAGCGCACGCGTCCGCGAGAATCCGAAGATGTCGGCGGCGAACGTTCCCACGCGCCCGGCGCCACGACCAGCCGCGCCGAGAACACCGCCTCCGCGTGCGGCCGCCAGTTCGCCGCCAACAACGCCCGCGCGCCCGAGACCGAGCGATTCGCTCGCGCGATGCGACGCCGCATGAATGAAAACCGAAGCGCCGCCGGCAGCGCGCACGACTTGCACCGCGCCGAACGCACCAGCACCCGTGACCGCAGCGGTTGCGAGGTTACGCGCTCCCGGGTGTGCCGACAGGAAATCGGTCAGGACGTTGATGCCGTCGCCGATCGCCTTGATGAAGTTGGTCAGCGGCTCGATCAGCGGTTGCGCGATCAGCGTCGCGAGGGTGCTGAAGTTTGAGCCGAGCCGCTTCGTCTGGTTGTTGAGCGTGTTCATCAACTGCTCTTGCGCGACGACGAGATCCGGCACGCGCTTCATGGTCTCTTCGACTTTTTTGCGCTGCTCGCGACCCGCGTCTGAAGAGAAGAGCGAGAGAACGGAGCCTGCGCCGCTGGTCGAAAGGCGACCGAGCAGCTCGTTGTAATTCCCGACCGTCCCTTGTTTTCGCGCTTGATCGTAACGCTCGTTGAGCGCCCCGAAGAAGCCCTCCACGTTGAACGCGCCAGTGCGCTGGTTGATGAAGCGGTTCTTGCCGTTTCGATCCAGCAGTCCAAGGCCACGCTCCGCCGCGAGGTTTTTGTCGCTCGGATTGATGAGCGACGCGTAAAGCGCGCGGAATCCGGTACCGGAGCGCCCGCCGCCGAGACCGAGGCGATCTGCTGTCGCCTGCAGTTGGAGAATCTCGCTCGGCGTGACGCCCGCTTGGGTGAATTGCGGGCCGTAATACTTGATCTGCGTCGCAGCCGACGAAACGCTGTCCGGCATGTCTTGCGAGACTTTGAACAACGTGTTCAGCATGTCGCGCAGGCTCGACCCCGATCGAGTGCCGAGCTGATGCGCGAGCTGGGTAGCGAGCGCCACGGATTCTTCGAACGGGACCTTGTGCCGGCCGAGGTACTGCGTGTCGGCGTAGCGCGCGATGGCGAGCGGCAATGAGTCTTTGCCGGTGTTCGTGAGATCTTTCGGATCGTTGAACCCCGACGTCGCCATGACGCGCAGAAGTTGCGTGGATTGCGCGACACTCTGCGCGGTCGCATTCGACATCGCGATCGCGACCGGCTGATAGAGGCGTTGCGCGTCGCTCGTCTTCAAACCCGATGCGACGGCCGTCTGCGCGAATGCGTCTTGCAACGACGAGGCGCCGTGCACTCCGTACCCGAGGAACGCGGTCGCTCCGATCGCACCGACGGTTCCGGCATTCACCGCTCCAGCGTGTCCGCGAGAAACGCCGCCACTCACACCTGCGATCGAAGACCGGCTCGCGATCGCATTCGATCGAGCGAAGCCGACGACCGCGGACTCCGCGCGCGCGGCCGCTGCCGTCACGCGATCGTAGCTCGCCGCGATCGTGTTCGCGCCGGTGTCGATCCGTGTTGCCGCGCGCGTCGTCGCAGCGCTCATGTTGCTGATACCGCGGCTCGTTCCGGCGAGCGACGCGTCGAGCTTGGCGGCGGTCGCGAGAAACGCGTCGATGCCGACCTGCGCCTCTTCGGTCGATTTCGTGAGGCGCTCGAGCGCGACCGCCATCTCGTTCGCGCGCTTCGTCGCCTCGATCAAGAACCGCGTCGAGCCGGTGATGTTGTACGTGGCTGCAACGACCCATGATTCCAAGGGCATCGTTGAAACTCGCTATTCTGGAACGGCCGGCTCCCGGTCGTATTTGGGGACGAGTCGCGCGACGGGCGGTTCGTGACGGATGATCACGTTTGCGCCAAGCGCGAAGATCGCAAAGTTCTGCTCTTCGGCGTCTTTCGCGCCCTCTGCGACCTCGGGCCGAGCGGGCATGCGTGTCGTGCCCAACTCGTGATAGAGCGCGACCGGATCTTCGGTACCGGCAGCAGCACGCGCTCCGAACGGCGTCGCGCGCACGTCCTCTTCGAAAGAGTCGCGCAACTCGCCGGTCGCGTAAAGCGGCGATTCCGGATACGCGTAGCCCTTGCGGACTTTCTGGTCGAGCGTCGACTGCGCGAGCGGCGCGAGGCGATCGGGGTCGCCGATGACCGCGCGAATCGCGCGCCGCGTGTTTGTCGCAACGGCTCTCGCGACCGCGTACTGTACGGGTCGCATGAGGCGCGAGCTCGTCGCGAGGTGTTGCGCGAGTTCTCGCGGCGTGAACGTTCGCCTCAACTCAGCGCCTCCTCGACGGACCAGACTTGCGCCCACCGCTATCGCTCGACTTCGGCGCATTGGGCCCAGTCATCTCGACGAGCTGCGCGTACACGGTTTCCGGCGGCGGTGGTTTGCTCCACGCGCGCCGTTTAATGTCGTACACGCCGCCGCGCGCTTCGCCGATCACGATGACCCACGTCATGATGTCGGCGTCCGTGAGCGAGAGCACCCACGCGGGATCCGGAACGAGCGCTATGAGCTGACCGGCTGCTCGTCGCGCTCGGATTCGTTTCCCAGGTCTTCGTCCGTGAGTTCGAACTCGTGATCGTAGGCTTTGCGGATCTCGTTAAGTTCGGAATGTTTGAGACCGTTGAGCACGCGTCGCAGATCCGCGACGCTTTTGATCGGCGCCGCGGGTACGCCGTCGATCGACGTGATGGCCTTCGCCATCATCGAGTGCAGCGTTGTCATGGCGGTCGGAGCGAGCGCGAGCGCATCGTTCGATTCGAGCGCGGTGAGTTCGTGGATTTCGAAGGTCCGTCCCGAGCGCGTCTTAACGGTGATCGTTTGCATCGTGGTCTTTCATTCAGCCCGATAGTGAAAGGGGGTTGGGGATTACTGCGTCACCCAGTCGGACGCGTCGAACGTGACGCGCACGTGCACCTCGGCGTCGCGCGCGTACGTGCCGCCGTCCTCGAGCATCAGCGTCACGCCGGTGAAGACGTTCGTGATCGGCGGAACGCCGAAGGGCGCGACGGTCTGACGAATCGAGTACGTCGCGGTCTGCCCGGTCGCGAAGAACTGCGCGCGCGCGTTCGAGAACAATTGCTCGATCGCGCCGGTGTAGCGCAAGAACTCGAACGATCCCGATACCGTTTCGGGAATCGCGCGCGGCCGCGGTTTACCCGTGATGACCTTCGGGTTCAGCTGATCGTAATTCTCGCGAAACGTGAAGTTCACGATGTCGGCGCCGAGGTCGATGATGTTGCCGCTCGAGTCGAGCAAGTCGATTTGCTCGCCGTCTTGGCCGATCGTGTAGGAGTCCGGACCGTAGATCTCGCTAGCGGAGGACGTGAGGAAAGTACCCACGGTGCGATGCTCCTGGGGGACGTTGGTGCGATAAGGAAAGACGCTGACCGACGCGCGTGCGCGGATCGGCGTCTAGGAGCGCGAAGGTTTACGCCGCGAGTTGAATCGCGGGCGCCGTCGTGAGATTGACGGTCGTGCCGCCTTGCAGCGTCGGAATGATGAAGCGTGCCTCGGAGAGATACTTCACGAGGATCAACATGTACGCGTAGCCCGCTGCGATTGACGCGGCCGAGTTGTTCGAGAGATCGCTCGTGACGTTGTACCCGTCGATGCGGTTCGCGTCGTAAAGCGACTTCAAGAACGTGTCGATCACGCCGACCATCTTGCTGCGAAGGCGGTCGTTGGCTTGCGAGCCTTGCAATTCGTCGACGAACGGCCCGAGCAACGTGAAGATGCTCTTGACGAGATAGTTGGTCATGCGTGCGTACGCGATCGAATCTTGACCGCTGATGCCGCCGGAATTTCGGCCGTGCACGAGACCGTACTTGCCGCCGCCACGCGGCATCTGCTTCTCGACGACGCCGATGCCGGCACCCGCGAGTAGGCTGAGGTCCGAGTTAGAGTACGGCCCGTATTGGCCGCGCTCGGTGGAAAGAATCGTCGTCAGACCGGACGGCGGCTTGTTGCCGGGCGACCCTTCCGGCGGTTGCGAGGCGACGATTCCGAGGTGGTGTCCGAGCGGCGAAACGAGGCGCTGTAGCCCCGTCGTCGTGTCGCGGATCGTGTGCCAGATCGCGACGGTGTCGAGATAGGTGTTCTTCGCGTTGTTGGTCTGTTGCAAGGCGACGAGCCCGGAGAGGTTCGCGGCGTAGCCGGGACCCGCGAGCAGACCGATCGCAAACGCGAGTTCGCTCTGCGCGAAGGCCGCCATCTTCGGGAGCGCCGTCGGGTCGGAGCAGCCGGCGAGCACGAAGCAGTCGACGCCGGATCCGCGAAGCGCGTACATGCCGGTGCGTACGGCGCTGCCGTCGGTGCCGATGAGCTGTTGCGTCGTGACGGTCGCGCCGTCCGTACCGGGCGTGGTGACTGCGAACGTGGTGCTCGTCGCGTACGGAAATACTACGACAGTTGAAGCGCCCGCGGTCGCGACGACGTAGTTGGACGGCGCGCGCGTCGACGTGCCGTTGTTGATGGCCGCGACGATATTTGCTACCGTCGCCGCCACGTTTGCGCCCGCAGCGATGTTGTCGAAGACTTCCGGGTTTGCGTTGGGCACGCGGATCGTGACGCGATAGATCGGGGCGGCGCTCGTCGACGCCGCGGACGGCTCGATCGTGATCGTTGCGTTGTTCAGACGCGATCCCGTGTAAAGTCCGGTGAACGCGAGGAGCACCGCTGGCGTCGGCGTCGCGTTGTCCATGATCGTGAACACGGCCGCGGTGTCGTCGGTCGCGACGCGCACGCCGACGAAGTTTGCGTTTTGGTCGAGCGCGTTGAGCGCTTCGGTTACGATCTCGTTGGGCGCGCCCGTGGATCCGCCGAACGCATCGAGCAGCGACGCAACGTCGCTGAATCCGACCGGTCGATTCGTCGGTCCCCAGGATGCGGTACCGACGATGCCGGCCAGACCGTTGATGACGTTCGGGACCGCGGACGCCGTCGGCGGCTGTACGTAGACGTACACGCCGTCGGCCACGGGCGTGTAGCTCGCGGTCGAAATGAGTTGCGGCATGCTACTTCGCCTCCTCGGGTTTGATCGTGTCCGCAGCCTGCGGCGCCGACGTCGGGCCGGGCGAACTGAGCGTCGCGACGGGCGGCTTCCGCGGCGGCTCGGCTTGCGCGACCGCATCGGGCTTAGGCGCGTCGTACGCGCCTTCGGCCACGCGAATCAACTGCGTCGCAGACGGGTCGTCTTTGACCGCTTCGTACTCGACGTCGGTGAGCACGTAGCCGCCCTCGCGCACGGTTGCCTGAGTGTCGCCGATCGCCGGAATGGTGATGTGCGAGCGCGGCCGCACCATGTAGTGGTACATCGTTCCAGCGTTCCTCCGAGAGAACCGAGGGCAGGGCGAAATTAAGCGGTCAGCGTCGGGACCATCGCGACGACTTGCGCCGCCGGCGTGCTTTGGAGTACTCCGTACTCGAGCAGATAGATGATCCGCGATTCAAGCAGGCTTACGTCGGATTGGGATTGGTCGATCGACGTCTGACTGAACAGGCGAACGCGCGCGCTCGAGCCGTCGGTCAGATCAAACATTTGCGAGAACGTGGTGCCGACGTTTTCCATAATCGCGTCGGTCACGAGATCGCGCACTGTCGGAGTCGTTTGGGCGGGCGGCGGTGGTGCTGCCCAAACCGAGACGAGCACGCGGCGCTCGATCCGGTCAACCTCGCGGATCTGCGCACCCGTGCCGCCGATGACGACCGACGAGATCGGGCCGGAGACGTTTAACGACGCACCCGACGCCGATGCGCTTATCGCGGCGCTCGTGATCATCGCCGCGAGCGCCGCGGGGATCGTCTCAAGCGTGTCGGCTGAAATCGTCGTGTATACCACGGCCCACGGCGCCGCTCGAAACGAGACGGCGACGTTGAGACCAGCGACAACCGATCCGGCGAACACGAACGCGCCGGACGTCGGGTCGCGCGCAACGCTCAGAGGGATGACGGGATACTGCGTACGGATGCGGTTGATCGCCGCGCGATTCGGCACGCGACGCGACATCTGTGGGTAGATCGCGACGAGGAACTTCTTGCCGACGACATTCGTGCGAACGTCTTCGGGATCGGGCCAGCCGATCTGTACGACACCGCCCGGCACGGTCGCTAGCGCAGAAGTGATCTGCTGCGCGAATTTTTCGAGCACGAACGAGCCACGTGCGGTAACGACCGGCGACGGCGGCTGAAGGCTCATCGGTATGTCTGCACGCGCGACGCGATCGCGACCGTGCCAACGAATCCGGCGAGCATCTCGTTCGTGTTGATCACACGGAACTGATCGCCGCTCGCGATCGTGACGACTGAATTGATCGCGATCGCAACTCCGAGCGGCGGAATATACATGAGCGCGAGACTGTCCGGAGCCGCGAATGCGTCGGCAGTGGTCGAGTCCATGTTGTTCGCATCATGATTCCGGAGCGGCTGAAGACCGACGGGGATCTGCGCGGGCGTCGCGCCCAGAGCGCCGACCACGTACTTTCCGGATGCGATCATGATCGGCAAGTCGCTTGCGCTCGATTCACTTCCGTACGCAGTGACGAGCACGGTGGGCGCGGTCTCCGCCTCGCTTGCGAGCTGCGAGCTTGCGGCTTCGAATGGCAGCGCGATCGCCGCAACACGCTCGACGCGCATCAGCAGATTCGCTTCCATCGGGCGCGCCTGCGCGAGGCAGAACGTTCCGTCGGTTCCGACGATGATGTCGCCGAGCTGCAGTACCGTGCCGTCGCACTTCCCTTCGAACGCGACCAGCTCGTACGTATTCGTCTCGATCAACGTCTTCATCGTCGTGTGGTCGGGCTTGAGCCGGTAGTTCGTGATCGACGGGAAACTGCTCAGGATGCCCGGCATCACCAGGCTTGCGCTCGGGCGAAAGACCTCATACGTCCCGCCGAAGAGATTCGCGATCAGGGAACGCCCGGCTTGGATGAGCGCGACGCCGGATGACTGAGACACGGGCGTTCCTCGCTACAAGATGTCGCGGTACGAGTACGGCTCGAGCAATGCGGCGGCGCGCATCCAATTGGGCGACGCGATCGAGCGCGCGGACGGCGACGTCGTCGTTTCGAACTGCGAGAGGTTGTCTTTGATCAGCCCCGCGTTCGCTGGATTGTTCGCCTCGAGCAAAAGATCGCTCGTGATCAGATTTGTCGCCTCGACGATCGCCTCGGGAATCGCCTGCGCGGTCGTATCAGTCTGCGGGAGCGTCTCGGGAAACATATCCGCTGGTGTCGCGATTTGCGAAACGGCCAGCGAGAGTTGCTGCGATTGGAACGAGGTTGCCGGGATCTCGCCGACGAGCGTGAGTTCGCTCGCAGCGACGCCCGCGGCGCCCGCATAGATCCGATACCGCTCCGCGCCCATGACGGGTGTCACCGTCACGTTGATCGCGCCTTGCGCGGTCGTGACAAGTTGTGGCGTCGCCGTCGATTCGCCCCAGAACGTCGCAGATGTTACCGCGACTTGATACTGACCGGGCGCCAGGCTCAAAGCGTTCGTCGGCTGGGTGTCGAGCGCCGTGTAGGGCGGCGGCGGGATCGGATACCCGTAGCCCCATGCGACCCGGACCGCGAGCTGCACGCCGCGCGGGAAATGCGCGACGAATCCCGCGCCCTGCAACAGCAGCGGCGTGTAAGTGATTAGCTGCCCGTTTGCGTAATCGACGAGGATGTTCTGCGTCGGGATGATCAGGCCGCCGAGGCCGGGCTGCGCGAAAGCGATTTGTCGGATGTAGATGAGTGGCGTTTGATCGAGCGCGAGATACTGCGAGCCGTCGCCTTCGTAGTACCGCGTCTCTTCGCGCGCGAGCATCTGGCGCCTCAGGATGCCGTTTACGCGCGCGGTGGCAGCGTTCAACAGATTCTGCAGCGTTGCGTCGTCGGGTGGAAGCAGCGACGCGACGATTCCGATCGCGCTCGAGCGAAAGTTCGCCGCGAGCACGTAGGACGGCGGTGAGGCGAGGATCATGTGAAGCTCGCCTCCGCCGTCAGTTCACGAAGATTTTGCCCAGGCTCGATCGGCGCACGACCGCCGCAGCCGAAGTGTGCGTCCAGAATCGTACGGCGACGCCGTGACGTTTCCGTAGGCTTCCGACGCGTCGACGATCCTCGCCGCGAAGCGGGCCTTTCATCGCGCGCGGGGCGAAGCGGCGTCGCCACTCTTCCGACCATCGCGCGCGCCGCACGTTATTCGGTGGGGTGCGATTCGACGACCGGTTCGGCGGGCGCGATCGCGGGCGCGGTATTGACCCCGAGATCCAGAGCGCGCTCTTCCGGGCTGGGATTGGTGATCGTGCCGACCGCCTCGAGTCCTCCGTGATACGGCGGAGGCGGAACGTTCGCGGCTTCGGGCGCGACGTTGACGACGCTTTCTGAATACGGCACCGAACCGACCGGCTTGTTCGGCGTCGCGTCGCGCATCGCTAGGCGGGCCGCCGCGTCGTCGGGGAGCTCGAGCACGTTGAACTGATGCGGCGTTCCGAGAAGCGCGCGATATTGCTCGTGCGTGATCTGGTCGCCGGCCTTGTACGATCCGCTCTCGTGGTCGATCGCGGCTCTGACGTGGAAAATCATGATGACTCCCGGAAAGCGTAAGTCGAACGTGCTATGAGTTCAAGCGGTCGAGCATCGCTCGAGCGGTGCGCGTCCACGACCACTCGCTGCGAATCGTTTCCGCGTCGTTGGCTGCGCGATCCATGATCGCGTCGTAGTCGGTGTCGAGCGAGCGAAGACGTTCGACGAGTTGATCGTGATCGGGACGCCACCACGATCCGCCGTAGCGCAGCGGTGCGGGAATGGTATTCGAGCCGACGGCGAGGCCGAGGTGCGCGAAGTCGGCCATGCCGCTGTGCGCGCCGTAGATCGCCGGCAGGCCCGTGCACATCGCCTCGAGCGGGATCAGGCCGAAGCCTTCGCCCTGCGAGGGATAGAGGAGCGCGTCGGCCGCGTATAACTCGTCGAGCAATTCGCTCGCAGAGAGGCGTCCGCCGATCTGCGTGATACGCGCGTCGCGCGTGCCGTCGCTCGCACTGATGGCGTACTGCGAACGCAACACGAGTTCGACGTCGTCGCGATCGGGAAACGCGTCCTGGAACGCGTCGATCGCGAGACGCGCGCCCTTGCGCTCGTCGCCGCCTTCGGCTGCGAAGTGAAGAAAGCGCAGCCGCTCACCGCGCTCGCGGCGGCGGTAGGCGAATTGCTCGCCGTCGACCGCGAGCGGAATCACGTACGTCGGTTTGCCGCTCTCCTTGGCGAAGATCGGCTCGAGGAACGTGCTCGGCACCCAAACTTCGTCGACGAGCGTCACACCGCCGCGCCATGCCGATGGCGGCGTATCGGCTTCGAACATGCTGAAGCCGATGCTCTTGCGGCCGACTCCGCGCAGCCACGACGTCGGCTGCGAGTAAAACACGATCGCGTCCGCTTCCGGTTGAAAACGGCGTGTTTCGAAGAGCGCCTCGATCTCGGGCGCGACGACGCCGCAGCGTCGAATCGCGCCGACGAGCCGCACGCGGACGCCCATCGCCTCGAGCGTGCAGATCATCTCTTGGGCGGATCGGCCATAGCCGTCCGCCTCGCCGATCGACGGAGCGAGGAAATCGAGACGGTCGAGCGCGCGCTGAGCGATGGGCGGTTGAGTCTCATCGCTTCGCAGCGAACTTGCACGACGCGCTCGACGGACTGCCGTCGTCATCGGCTACCGGTTATCCGGCGAACGCCGACTGGACGCCGAGCAGCGCCTGCGCGTGAAGCGCGTTGCGGTGCTCTTGCGCGTAGGTGCACGTCACCATCTGCTTGATGCTGGTGTCCGTCTTCGCGAGCGCGGTCGTGCGCAACGGAAGCAGCTGCGCGTGCTTCACCATTTTCTTATTGTAGAGCACGATCGCGTCGGCGCCGCCCGGGATGTTGGCGTTGCGGATGATCGAGTAATACGGCTCGGTCTCGATTTTCACGATCGAGTAGCCGGTGTTGTAGAACGACACGTTGCTGCCGCCGACCAACTCCGCCGTACCGTCCGCGCCTTGGCGCACCACCTGCGTGATCGGACGCGCAGCGCCCGAGCCGACATACGAGTTGATGTCCTCGCGGATGCTCGCGCTCACGAGCATCGTGTCGGGCTGAATGCGGGGATAGCGTCGCGCGATCGAGCGCGCGGCGTTCTTGATCATCTGCTCCGTGAGCGCCGCGGTCGGCGTCGACGATGCGCCACCCGCGTACGTGACGCTGCCCGCCGCGATCAGCCACTGCAGAAGCCCGTCGGTCTGACCGCCCGGGAACACGCCGACGCCTTGCGGGTTGGTCGCATCGCCCGCGGCGTGCATGTATTCCATGCCGTTGAGGACGAGTTCGGTCGCGAGCGCGACTTCGAAGTCGAGTGCTTCCTGAAGAAGACGCGTCGTTTCTGCGTCGTCGAGCATCCAGCGCCCGCCGCCGCGCCACACGGCCATCATTTCGTCCGTGACCTGCGCGGTGACGCCCGTACGGCAAGTCGTGTTTTGCGACGAGACCGCGGCCTTGATCGCGGTGTTCGGGAGCGCGCCTTCGAGATACGATTCCTGGCCGGTTCCGGCGGCGTAGAGCCCTTGCTCGCGCCACTGATGGATCTCGTTGATGGCCGGCACTTGATCGGCCATCGAGGTGATCGGCCGAGGTTCGCCATCTTGCAGCGTGATGACGCGGGACAGATCTTGAACGGCGAACGGCGAGCCCGCGACCGAGTCGAAGACTGCTTTGCTGATGAACTCCACTTTGGGAAGTCCCCCTCAAAAGAAAGAGGACTCGCCGTAATACGGGAGTCCTTGGAAGTGATGTAGTGTCGGAGTCGAGTCTGTCGGTGTTGATGGATTCAGCGCGTCGCGCGTTCGCGCGTTATGGCTGAACTATTGTCCGTTTCGTGCGGCCACGCGTTGCGCGTGGATTGCGCCGGCGAGCGGGCTGAGACCGGGTGGCGGAGTTGGGGCAGCTTTTGCCTTCGGCTCCGGGCTGATCGCCGCGTGCGCTTTCGACGTTCCGTCGGTTTGGAGCGATTCGAGGCCGCCCGAAGTCGTCGGCTTTGCGGCGTCGCCCACGACGGCCGCGAGCGCGGCATTCGCCTTCGTCGCTTGCGTCGTCACCTCGCCGATCCGCGCATCAAAGTCGCCACGCATGCGCTCGGCATCGGCGCGGAGATCCGCGACGGCTTTGGTGACGTCGGTGAACTTCGGCTCGAGCGATGCGATCGCTGCGGTGATCGCGCTGTTGACGCGATCGCCGATTTGCGCGATGGCGGCTTTGAGGATCGCGTCCTCGCCTGCGTCGGCGTCGGCAGAATCGGCCGTTTCGATCGGTGCACCTTTCGTGGTCTTCACCGGATCGTAACCCCAGTTGCGCAGCGAGATCGCGCTCGGCGTGAGCTTGCCCTTGTCGTCCATCGCCGGGCCTTCGCCTTTGTGCCGCGCGATGTACGCGCTCACTTTCTTCGCGAGACCGACGTCCGCGCTCGTCCAGTCCCCTTTCTTTTTGCGAAGCAGGCCGACGAGCTTCGTGCCGTTCGCGTGACCCACGCCCGTGCCGGCCATGCGCGAGTCATCTTTTTCGAGCCACGACTCGATTTCGCTCGCGGTCATGTTGATCGACGATTTCAGCGCTGAGTACGCCTCGTCGCGCTCACCGGGGTCCGGCATCGATTTCGCTTTGTCGACGTCGATCCCGAATTTCTTGGCGGCCGCGTGAATGCGCGTCTCGACTTTCTTGAGGTCGTCGGTGCTGTACTTGTCGCGGTTCTTCTGAACGCCGATGTAGCGCAACGCCGAGCGAACCTTTGCCGCATTGTTGAGCGGATAGCGTTTGCGCTTATCGCTCTGGTATCCGGGGTCGGCCCACGGGCCGTCCATGTCCTGATTCGCTTTGCCGATCGCGGCGCCGTCGATCGTCTCGTCGTCGGGAATCGCCTCGGCCGTGAACGCTTCGACGTCGGTCTCGAGCGATTCGAGCGTCTCGCCCGATGCGAGGACCTCGCCCGCGTCGTCCTCGAGTTCGCCCGCTTTCGAGGTCTCTTCGTCATCCTCGAGGCCGAGCAGCTCGTCGAGCTCGGCGCCGAGACCGTCCACGCCAGCCCGCACTTTCTTGAGGCGCGCGATCGTCGCGGCGCTGTGCTTACGACCGGCCTTCATGACGTTGCCGTCGCCGCCGTCGCGCACATCATCGAGGTTCGCGAGGAACGTGTCGACCGACGCGACGACCGCGGCGCTGCGCGCGGTATCGCCGCTGATGTTCAGCGCGGCCTGCAGGTCGTAATACGTTGACATCATCAGGCGCACGATCTGCTCGTAATCTTCCGCGCCGTCGCCGTCGTGGTCGATGTTGTCGGGCGTATCGTCTTTGACCATCCAGCCCTTGGTCAGAACTTCCGCGAAGCGCTGGAGGAACGTGGGCTTCTTCGCGCTCTCGGTATCGTTGCTCGCGCTGCCTTTGATGGCGATGACGCGCGAGCTTTGATTGCGCGGCGCCCACGTGCTGCCTTTGTACTGCGAGAACACGAGCGAGAGTTCGTCGAACGTCTCCGGCTTGAGAAGACGCGCGTTCTCCGCGAAGAGCTGAAGGTCGAACTTGATGCGATCGTTACGCACGCGTGCCCACCCCGCCCCAGCTCGCGCCGGCGATCGCGCCGTCTTTCGCGGCGGTCACGATCGCCGGATCTTCGGGCTTGATCCCGACGATCCACGCGGTCGCTTCACCCTCGCCGACCTTCAGGCCGATCGACGCGATCGGATCGTCCTCCGGAATGTGCTCGCCTGCTTTGAGACGACGGCCGCTCGCGAGGATCGGCACGCCCGTGACGCTCTCGACGAGCTTCGCTTTGATCGGCTCGTCGTGATTCGCCTTGAAGACGCGCTGATCGCGCCCGGTGAACTCGTGGGCGCACTTCACCAGCAACTCGGCGTCGACGACGTCGTGATCGAGGTCGACGGCATCGGAGAGCGATCCGATGAGCATGACGACGCCGTGCTCGGCGTTGACGATGCCCGTGGCTTTGAGCACGCGCGCGGCCTTCGTTTCGGTACCGGCCGGAGGCGCGGACGCTGCCGTGTTTCGCGCCGCGATGTTCGCTTGCGCCTGCGTGCGCAGCTCGTCGCGTTTCGGTTGCGAGAGCGCTTGAATCGCGCTCAGAATCGATTCGGCCATGAACGGGTACCTCTCAGAGAACCAAGCGCGGATCGACGTCGCGATCGCGGAGCGAAGTGATGACGAGCGGCACGCGCTCGCCGCCTTCGGGTGATGCGGCTTGCCCCGCCCACGCCAAGCGCGTGCGGTTCGAATCGCATTTGCATCGGTATTCGATGACGTCGCAGAGCATGCGATGCTCGCGCTTGCAGTCGGGGCACACGACAGTAATCATCCGGCGGTCGTCGCTTCCAACGCGCGCCTGCATGATGATCCGCGCGACGGTCTCGGTGAAGAGCGCTTTCGCGCTTTCCGTCGAGATCAGACCGAGCTCGTGATACCGCTTGATCGAGCGCTTCGCTTCCGAGATCGCCTCTTCACCGTCGGGGTGAAGGTGATACGTGGTCTCGGCCATCGGCTCGACTCCCTTAATTTAGGACGGGCTCGGTGCTGCATCTGCAGCGCGGATGCGTCGGCGGATACGCGACGCCGACGCTCGGGAACTCATCACCGGCCCGACGCACGACGCCGTTTGTCGGCGCGCAGATCGGGCATGGATTCGGATCGCAGATCCATCGAATGAACTCGACGCCCGTCGCCGTGTAGGCTCGCGCGAGCACCTGATTCGCTGCGGTGTGGATCGCCGTCGATGACAGCGTTTCGAGAAGCGCGCGATCGCCGACGAGGCGGACGCCGTTCTCCGTGTCGATCGCTACCTGCCTCAGCAGTGCTCGGATCGCGGCGTCGTCGTCTGTCTCGATCGCCCGCCGGAGCGTGACGTCGTCGAGTCTCGCGAGTTCTTCGCCGAGCGCGAGCGCGCTGTCGAGCACGATCTGTTCGGCTTGCTCGTCCAGCGCGACGTTGAGCAGGTCGAGCTTCGCCGCCGTCAGTCCGCGGACGGCCTCGCGAATTTCGGTCTGGATCGCAACGACGATGCGCGAGGGCGCAAGACGTTCGTCCAGCCGAGCGAGCCGCGCGTTGCGTCCCGCCGTCGCCAGTATTCCGCGAATGAGAGAACGACGAAAACGCTGGAGCGCGAGTGCAACGATGATCTCATGGCGCTGTGACTCGTCTCCATCTTCGTTGACGTCGTCTTCGTCGTCATCATCGAGCTCGTCGCCAGCGTCGAAAGGTCTCGTCCGCTTTGCGGACGGCCTCGCTTTCCGCGGCTTGGTCGTCGACCGTTGGAACGTCGCCGTCGCCACCCTTATCGCCGACGAGCGGAGACTCGACGGCGGTCAACGCCTGCTTCGCACCGACGAAGAGCGGTTGATCCAGACCCTCGATCGACGGCAAGCCCGCGATCGCGCGCGCTTCGTTACCCGTCCCGCCGAACTGTACGACGTTCTTCGCGGCGTCGAAGCGGTCGAGGCGAATCTGCGAGATGCGTTTCGGCTCGAGCTTGAGATCGTCGATGCCGAACTCGCCGCGGAGCAAGTCGATCGTGAGCGTCGAGTACAGCACGCGCTCCACCGGGAGCACTGCGTCGCGTTGGAACGTCTCGTCGTCTTGCTCTTTGCCGGCTTGCCCGAGTGCGCCGTGTTGCATGAACAATTTGCCGGGCGGCACTTTGTATTTTGCGAAGATCTCGTTCCGGAGTTGTTCGGAGCCCTCGCGGAAGTCGAAATCGTTCTTGCCCTGCTCGGCTCCGGTGGACACGACGGTAATGCCGCGACCGGGCAGCACGAGGTCCTGAAACGCAGCCTCGGTGCCGGTCTTCTGTTTCTTCAAGCGATCGGTCATCTTCCGCGCTTGATCTTCGTCGACGCTCTCGATCTGGATGACGCGCCCGCGCACGCCGCCGTTCCGAAAGAACGCCTCCCGGTGCCGACGGATCGACCAATCTTGCGAGATCGTGAGGTCGAGCGCTTCCAGCGGCGACGGGCCTCCGAAGATCGGATCGCCACCGCCGAAGCGGAAGAAGATGACGTCCTTGCGCGGTATGATCTCGCGCGCGCCGAGCGCATTGTTCGAGACGGACTTATTCACTGAGAACGATTCGATCGCCGTGCGATCCGCCGTCAGTTTCGGCCGAACGAGACGGGGATCAATCCGCTCAAGGAAGAGCGGCGGCCCGCTCGTTCCTCGAGCGCGCTTCTTGCGCCAGTAGGCGAGGTTGTAGACACGGAGGTCGATCGCCGTCGCGAGCCGCAGCGACTCGAACGTCGAGCCGGGCGTTGCGCCGGCGAAGAACTGTTCGATCTCGCCGATGCGCGCGTCGTCGTTCTGGTTGCCGCCGCCGGAGTTCTTGACGTTGACCGGTGCGACGACGAAGCCTTCGGAGGCGACGGCCTCGGCGATCAGATCGACGCATGTCGAGACCCACACGTGCTTCGTGTAGAGCATCCAGTACTGCTCGAGGTCGCTCGGCGTCGGGCCCGCGCTACGCGATCCGGAGACGGCATCGAGGATCGTCTGATCCGTCGATTGGATCAGATCGGAGCCGACGTCGCTCGCGGCCTTATGGAGTTGAACGACGTTCGAGCGCGGCGCCGTTCTCGCAGCGGCGGTTCGACGAGAGCGACGCGACATATAATCGTTGCTCCCTCCGCTCGACGGTAAACCTCACGCGTAGAACGGCTCGAACGCGCCGACTTTGTCGATTTGAAAAATAAGATAGCCAAGTCCATCGCTGATGTGCGTCAGCGAGAGGTCCTTCGACTTGATCAACTCTCCGTTCGGGCCTTGCTCGACGAGCTGCAGATCGCGCACGAGCTTCGGCACGCGCTTCGAATTCAGCACGAGACCCGGACCGCTACCTGTGCGTAGTCGGTTGTTCGTAGCGTTTACGCGATCGCCGACCGACGGATTTGCCGACGGGATGTGCCACGAGTACCGGATATTCGCCGCGTTGAGCGCTTCACGGATGGCGTCGTGATTCGACTTGATCGCGCTTTGCGAACTCGCCGTCTGCGACTTGGCGCCACCGGTCGCGTCGCCGTACACATCGACGCCCGTGATGCGCGCGATCTCGCCCCACTGCTCGATGAACTGCGCCATCAGATCAGGGGAGCCGCCGTCGAGTTGGATCTCGTCGAGCACGCGCAAGATCAAGTTCTGCCAGCCTTGCAAGCGCGGCCGCGCACCGTCGACGCTCGCCATCATCGGCTGCTTGTAGAGCTGCGCGATGACCATGCTCATGTAGTGGACGTTGAAGTCCACCCCGATCTTCAATGGTTGCGAGAGATCAGGCTCAAGGGTTATTCCCTCAGGCAGCGTGCCGTGCACGTCCTCGTCGAACATGCGATAGGCCGAGCCGCCCGTCGTCGCCCACTCACCGTTAATTCGATTCGCCCAGCGATCGGGCGAGATGCGATTCTCGATGTTCGCGATGTAATTCGCGAGATCGCGCTGGAGCACGTTGTCGCGAAGCGAGAAGACGTAGCAGTTCCAGCCCATCTTCGGCCACTGATTCTCGATCACGTCGAAGAGCCAGTGGCCCTTGGCGGGCGGATTGAACGTCAGCCGGCCCATCATCGGCATGTCGGGATACAGCGTCGCGGACGTCTCGTTATGCCGCAAGCGCTCGTTGATGCGATCGAAGAAACGTTCGCCGTCGTGCCACGTCTGCGGCTCTTCGCAAATGAACGTTTGGATCTGGAGCGACGCGATCCGCTCCGACTGCTCCGACGATAGCGAGCGCAAGCGCGCGCCGCTCGGCAGCAGCGTGAACATCGGCGATGGGTTCAACCGCAGCCGGTAATCGACGTCGCGTTCCCACCCGAGCGTATTCGTGCAGAATGCCTCGAGCGACTCGAAGAAGCCCTGAGCGAGCTGCATGTACGAGGCGCCGACGGCGAAGTGATTCGCCTCGGGATACGTCTGCATGCGCTCGAGGATCAGCCAGAGCATCGCCGTCGTCTTGCCGCTGCCGACGCCGCCTCGCGCAGCCGCCCAGCGTCCGCGATCGCGAAAGAACTCGCGCTGTTTCGGCAGGCGTCGAACGCGCACGACGTTTTCTTCGGGCGCGATCGTCATCGGCTACGCGATCTCCGCAGCGTCCGTGTCTTCGAAGACCAGCCGCTGCTGCTTGTTCTTTGCCGAATGCGCCGAGCTCGACGGTTGGCCCGGGCGAAGGCCCGCGATCTCTCGCACCAGGTGCACCGCGCCTTCGCCGGCGGCGACAAGCGAACGGATCACGTCGGCGTGCGACTGATTCGTCCCGGGCATGATGTTTGGAGCGATCGGCAGCTTCTCGCCGTTTTTGACCTGCTTCGTCGGCCCTTCGCCGAGGCCGAAGTCGACGTACTGCTCGAGCAACGCCGTGATCTTCCGACCAAGACGCCCGTGCGTTGCGACGGCGAGCGCGATGTCCGCAGCGATCTGATCGACGGCGCCTGCCTCGACCATTTGATCGACGGCTTTGCGCGAGGCGAGTTCGATCACTTTGCCCTGCGTTTGCTCGCGAACGATGCGCACGGCTTCTCTGTTGGGCATGTGCCCGATTGGGCTGCCCGCTGCTGCCCCATCGACGCCGCCGATGACCCAGCAGTCTTTGTCGCGTCGGGCAGCGATCGTGTCGCGCTTGACGCCAAACCGTTTCGAGAGAGAGAGAATCGACTCTCCGCGTTCGTAGGCGGCGCGCACGTGAGCCCACTGCTCGGACGTGAGGCCGCGCTTCGGCTTCTCCGTATCGGGCATCGTGTGGACCTCGGTTTCTGTCGCCTTTCCGAATGATTGACGAGCAAGTCAAGGAGCGGGGCGGCCAATTGTCCGGCGTGTGGCGGCGACAGCGCGTGGCGACCGCACTTCGTGCGGCGCGCCTACTGCGCTTCTTTGGGCTCGATGGACTCAAACGCCGTGTATAATGGCACGCTGTCTTCGGGTCTTGCCCCGGGATCGTTCGCCACAATCGCGGCGTTTGCGGCGCGGGCAGCCGATTGCAGTTCGGTGTGCGCGATAGAACGCTCGCGCGACATCGGCACCATTTCGTCGATCGCTTTGGCGACGTCCGAGAACAACCGACGCATGCGGTCAAGTCGTTACCGACCTTGCGGCGACGGCGTGAAGAAAGCGAACTCCGGCCGAATCGGCGCAGCGTTCTCGGACTCGTCTGCGTTCATAGTGCTTTCTGAAAGCCTAGCTGCGGTCGTGAGGGCGAGTGTGGCCCTTCGCGTGCGAGGCGTTTGTTAAATGAGTTGCGGCCCGATTTCGGGAGCGTCGGGCGGATGGGGAATCAGCGCAGGGACGGCGCCGACGAACCTCCCAAACGGCAGCGTTCGTGTCGCTGTTTCGGATGAAGCGTTCGGTGTTCGCTTTGGCTTCGTCGGCCGATTCCGCGTAAGTGCGAACGAGAACGGACACGAGATAGAGCGGTTTCGCGGGTTGATCAGCCATGGCTATTCCTATTCTTCGCGAGCGAGACGTTCGTTACCAGAACTTCCGCGCGTCGATCGCGACGTAGGCGAGGTGCACCGCGGCTTGGCGAAATCGACGATCGATCTCGGCTTGTGGCAGCACGGCGTTGCGCGCCTGCGCGATCGCCTGTCGATGCGTGACCGTCACGGCCCAGTACGACGCCTCAAGACCGCGGTGCGGGATGCAAAGCTCGATCTGCGTGTAGCCGTCGAAATGCGTCAAGTTAAGCGTCGCATCGCGCGGCGGCTCGCGCTTGTGCATTCGCGCGCTTCGGAACATGGCCTCGAACTGCTCGGCTGTCGGAAGGGTAAGGACCGCTGCTGAGGTTGAGGCGAGCAGCATCGGTCCGTTCCTCCGAAGTCTACGGTTTGACGGTGCGCTCCTCGCGCTGCCACGCTGTCTCGGCTTTCTCGGCGTGCGTGGCGACGACGATCGTCTTCGAGCACGGCGCGTCGGCGCTCGCGACCATCTGCCCGTAGATCGCTTGGCGCCGCGCGATGTAGTCCGTCGTGCGCCGGCGACGTTTCACGTCGCGCGGCGCCCGTTGCGGCCGGGGTTGCCGACGGGTCGGAGACCGCGAGCGGGGATCTCGCTTGGGTTGAGGTTGAGGCGTGGAGCGCGCGCTTTCGCTTCGACGGGCTCAGCGAGCGCGTCTTCGATCGCGTGGCGCTCGTCGGCGTTCAGTCCGGTCGTTTTCACGCGCTGTCGCGGAGTTGCTCGAAGCGCTCGGTCCGATACTCGTTTTCGGCTTGTCGCCACGAAGCCTGAAACGTCGCGTACGGTTCGCGACCCGATGTTCCGCGATTGATCCACGCGTGCAGCGTAACGTGCGTGACGCCGGCGGCCGCGGCGGCGGCTCTTACCGTCGCGCCTTTGCGCCGTTCGGCGCATGCGATGCGTCCGCGCTCGGCGGTAAACTTTCCGGCCATGATGATCGCGTCGCCCACGCGCGCCTCCATAACGAAAAAGCGGCCCGCATGCGAACCGCTTCCTGCTACCGACACCTTAACTCTGCGCGTCGCCGTGCTCAGAAGGTTCGGGTAGCGACGCCCCGGTTATACCGCGGCCTTTCTGGCGTTGTCAATATCGACGGCCGTGACTTGCCGTTCCAAGAGCTGCATGATCGGCTCGTTGCAGATGAACTGAAGGGCTTTCTTTTCGTCGTCGAGCGCAATCGCTTGCAC